GGCTCCGAAATGCACACCCCCGGACTACTGCATGCTTCCGTGGTCAGCAGTGGCTATGGGCGCAGCGGAGCGGCGGGCGAACCGGCGGGGAACGATCCCGTAGGCGAACCCGAAACCGAATCCGAGACGGAGAGCCAGACGAACGACACGGAACCCATCGCCTTCGTTGGCTCCATAGGGCCGACCCACATGGACTACGCGGCCACTATGGCCGCCGTCAGGGCCGTAGCCAGATATTTGACCGCCTTCCTCTCCGAGGGCCGGACTCAAGACTGACCGCCGTCTGTGGCACAATGACCCGCAGACCAAACGAACACAAAGGATCAATCAAGTGGCAGATTATTACGAGACGCTGGGTGTGGAACGCGGCGCCAGTGACGACGAGATCAAGAAGGCATACCGCAAGCTCAGCCGTAAGTACCACCCCGACATCGCGGGCCCTGAGTTCGAGGACAAGTTCAAGGAAGTGAACAACGCCTACGATGTGCTGTCCAATCCGGACAAACGCCGTATGTATGATTCGGGAGTCGACCCGAACAACCCGAACGCCGGTGCCGGCGGCTTCTCCGGGGCGGGCTTCGGCGATATGAGCGACGTGTTCTCCACGTTCTTCGGTTCCGCGTTCGGTGGTGGCTCACAGGGCCCGGTGCCGCGTCCCCAGCCCGGCCGCGATGCCTTGGCCTCGGCGTCCATCGATTTGAAGACGGCGGTGTTCGGCGGCACCGCGCATGTCAAGATCAATACGTTCTCCCTGTGCCAGGAGTGCGGTGGCTCCGGTGCCCAGGGCGGCGCACAGCCGGTCACCTGCCCCGACTGCCACGGACAGGGATTCATGCAGAAGGTCGTGCGCACCATGCTCGGCCAGATGATGACCTCCGCCCCCTGTGAACGTTGCGAGTGAGCCACCAGGGCCACGGTACCATCATCCAGAACCCGTGCCCCAGCTGCATGGGCCACGGCCGTGTGCGTACCACGCGTACCGTGGGCGTTACCGTGCCCGCCGGCATCAACGACAACGCGCGTCTGCGGTTGGCCAACCAGGGCGAAGTGGGTGAGGGCGGCGGCGCTGCCGGCGACCTGTACATCGACATCCGCATCAAGGCGGATAAGCAGTTCACCCGCGATGGCGACGACCTGCACTGCTGGATTCAGGTGCCGATGAGCTGGGCCGTGCTCGGCCACGATCTGTCCATTGACACGTTCGATGGTGAGAAGACCGTGTCCATCCCGGCCGGCTGCCAGCCTGAGGACACGGTGACGCTTAAGGGACTGGGCGTCACGAACATCCGCAACAAGGACGAGCGCGGCAACCTCATCGCCCACGTCAATGTGCTGATTCCCACCAAGCTCAACGAAACCGAGCGTGGCCTCATCGAACAGTTCGCCGCCTCGCATGATTCAGGCGCCACGCACGTCTCCCAAGCCTCCCGCCCACAGGCCGGTCAAAAGAAAGGTTTCTTCAGCAAGTTGAAGGACGCACTGAGCTGAGAACGGGTTGGAAGATGGCCGCTTTGCCTTGCGGGAGTAGGGCTGAGCGGCTTTTTCGTTTTAACCAGTTTTAACGGTTTTTAATCTGTTTTTACGGAAAATGTGGGCAAAATGTGGGCAGAAATCGAGCCCGCGAAGCCCTCTGCCACAACGCGAAATCGGCCCCGTCCGGCAGCAGTCAAGCTCTGTGCGAGCTGTCTGCGATGCCGGACGGGGCCGAACTATGTGTGGTTATGCGGCGCGGTCAAGGCGTTGTTTGATGGCGCTGACGCCGATGAGTGCGCCGGCGAGGATGCCGAGCGCGTTGAGCGTGGTCACGATGGCGTCCACGTGGGGCCAGCCCCATGCGGGGCCGACCGTGTTGACGAACAGGGCGAGTGCGGGGCGGGGGGTGGGGGCGGAGCCATTTGAGGATGTCGTAGACGCGGCTGGGGATGAGCCAGTCGGGCACGTCATGGGTGACGTCGGCCGTCTCGGGCCAGTCGCTCACATCGACGCCGGGAAGCGTTTCGCCGGTGTCGGTCGTGTTTTTGCTGTCGGTCATGTTTGCTCCGATCAATAAGGGATGATGATGGGGTGATGCCGTCACCCGGTCAAGCGGGTGGCGGCATCTGTTGAGTCTCAGCGGCAGGTCACCACGTCGCCCACATAGTAGACGTTGATGTTGCCGGAGGGTACGGTGCAGCGGCTGACGCTGTAACCGTGCGCGGGGGCGAAATCCCACACGGTGTCGCCCCACTGGAGGACCTTGGAAACCCCGGTGGACGGTGCGGGGGTGGCAGTAGAGCCGCCGCCGTAGGTGACGACATCGCCCACGTAGTAGCGGTTGATGTCACCGCTTGGCGTGTGCCATGCGGACAGGGGCCAAGCATCATAGGCGACGGCGAGTCCCCAGATGGTTTCTCCCCATTGCATGACGTGGCTGATGCCACCCGTGTTGGTGTTGGCCGGGGGAGTGCTCGGCTGCACGGGCGCGGGCGTTGCCGGGGCCGGGGCTGTGGAGCCGGTGGGATTGGCGTACAAATCCCACTGCCAGCCTTCGCCACGGAAGATGTTGAGGTCGATGGGACTCCACGTGTTGACCACGCCGGTGCCACTGTACTGTCGCATGGCCTCGCCGTACGCGCCCAGCATCCACGGGTTGGCCTGGTAGCCGGTCGGGGCCATGTTCGCGTACTGCGCGATCCACAAACCGTAGTTGGCGCGGATGTCGCCGGGGATGGTGCCGGCCACGGGGCCGGTGTAGAGCAGCGGCTTGACGCCGCCCGAGAGCCGTTCGCACTCCGCCATGAAGCGGCGCACCCAGTCCCAGTTACCCCACGCCGGATTATCGTCCATCTCCCAGTCAAGGGCGACGATGCCGTGACGCCAATAGTTGCTGGTGTTGCGGTAGAAGAATTGGGCTTCGGCCTCCGGGTTGCCGCCCATCGCGTAATGGTAGAGGCCGAATTTCTTGCCGGATGCCTGCGCCTGGTAGATCATGCGGTTGGCGTCGGTGTTCACGCCGGACACGAGGCAGTTGTTGTTGACCTGTCCGGTGCCCCATGTGGTGCCGACCACCACGAAGTCCGCCTGCATGTTATACACGTCAGCGCCGCACTGCCAGTTGGACATGTCCACGCCCTGCATGTCCGCGTGCGCGGTGGCCGGGAGCAGCATCATGCACACGGCGGCGGCTAGTGCCGTGCCCTTGGCGAGCAGCCGCTTATACCACGGTTTCGGCTTGTCCTTGTTGTTGACCATGTTTTCTCCTCTCTGTGGGATGGATATTGTTTGTTTGTGGCCCACGGTCGTGGGTCAGGATTGTCGGGGCGCTATCGGCGCGGATTGGATGTCATTGTTGAGCGCTGTCCCGTGCCCATTGCCGCCAAGGCTGTGGTAGCTGTCGTAGAGGCGTTGACTGCGTGATTTGAGGTCTTCGTCCGCCACTCCGTCGTGCTCGATGACCATTTCGCGGCGCAGGTCCTCCAACTGGCACAGCAGGAGCTCGCGCAGCCCGTTGACCATGGCTTTGCCCCATCGCCACATCAGGCCCAAAACCGTGGCCACGCCGCCACAGATAAAAGGCACGAGCCAATCGACGATGTGAGCGAGCAAAGACATTGGAAAGCTCCTTTATGGTGGGAAAACCCACACGTTTCACCCGCGCGGATTGGCCGTGCGACGTGTGGGTTTTCGGAGGTTGAAAATGCTGTTACGAGAGTTTTGGAACGGCCGGTTTTGGCCGTATTGCACGGCGAATCTGCGTGAGAGCACGTGTGTCGGCTATGAGTCGGCGTGGCGGTTGCACGTGGCCCCGAGGTTCGGCGCAATGCAGATGGAATCGATAAGCGTTGAATTGGTGGACAAGTGGCTCGCCGGGTTCGCCAGTTCGGGCGCGGCACGCAAGGCATGGGCCGTATTGCGCGCGATACTCAGGCGGGCTATCCGCTGGAACCTGCTGGACGTGGACATCACGAGACGCGATATCCGACTGCCGGCCAAGCCGCATTACGAGCCGGCGCTGTTGACCATTCGTCAGCAGCGATTGCTGTTGCAGGGCTTTTACGGGCATCCGTTGGAGGCGTGGCTTATCTGCGCCGTCTCATGCGGGCTCCGCACCGAAGAGGGCTACGGATTGGAGTGGGGTGACATTGATCTGCGCGCAGGCGTCCTGCATATCGAGCGCGGTCTGCAATGGGTCGCCGGGCATGAGGCCGTCGTGCCGCCGAAAACCGAACTGTCCCGCCGCACGCTCCCGTTGCCGCGCTTCGCGGTCAAACGATTGCGCGAGCTCAGGCCACGCGAGGGGGGCCGACTCATCGGCACCCTCACCCCGCCGCAAGCCGCACGCCAATACAAGGCCTACTGCAAGCGGCATGATCTGCCGCATGTGCCCGCACGCAACCTGCGCCACTCATGGGCGACGAACACTCTGGCCGCCGGGGCTGACATCGCCATCGTGAGCAAAATGCTCGGCCACAGCGACATCAAAACCACCGCAAAGTACTACCTCAAACCGGATATCACGGCTTTGCGAGACGCGCAACGCCTCTGGGAGAGAGCCTTGATAGCCTGAGGGGATTCCCTAACCCCTGTCACGGGCCAAGTCAGGATGCCGTATTCCGACAGGTATATCACTCTGGTTCGTGTCGGCCGTATTGTCACCGCCTGCGCGTATATCACGCTGACAAGTAATTTCAATCAGGTCGGCAACACATCCGTCAGCGAGACAATCCCGGAGGGTTTCAGACCGTCCGGCGTTTCCCGCGCGGTCATGCGCGGCACCGACAACAGCGGCGCGATCAGTTTCTACCTTTACGGCACGCCGGAGGGGAAAATGGTGTTGAACGGCACCGGATATACCGGCCGATTCGTCGGTATATCCGGCTGTTGGATTACCGCGTAGCTTTCCCTAACCCGAATGCCGTATATTCTGTGCGGAGGCCATACCGTCACCACGTATAATGACGGCACATTCTACATCAACGTCCAATCCCCAAACGGGAAGAAAGCCGATTACGCGGCCTACACGATTGGGCCGTTCGGCACTGGTTTCGACCAGAACGGCGAGTACACCGCACAACGTTGGGATACCAGCGACGTAAACCAGATACGCTTCCGCCTGTGGAACACCAAAGACAACCGCTGGTGCGGGAGGGTCGCGATATTCGGAAGCTGGATCGCAATCTGGAACAGGCAATAGTTTTCCCTAACCCAGCGTTCCACGACATGGCGAGTACCGTACAGCAGCAACAGCGTTTTGCTTACGCGCATCGGTGATATCTGTTTCATGGGTGGCAACGTAAAATTCAACAGTAGCGGGCAGAACAATTACACGAAGGCTCAGGAGAAGCTCCCCGAAGGGTATCGACCCGTCATCGTCAATACGCCCGTGGCCGTTTTCGGTGGTGAAACGACATTCATCTGTTACGGCGAGGCCAATGGCACCGTCACGATGCTTGGCAATCCGAACAGCGCGTACGCGGGATGCACCGGCGTATGGAGGACCGCCGACCCGATGCCCGCCGCATAGCTTCGGGACACTGGTTCAGGCGGTTGCGCTGTCTTGCAGTGACCCCACGGGTCATAGCGCGTATGAGACGGTCATGCCGAACGCGTTCGTGCCCTGCGTGCCGCCCTGATTGGCGTAGGTCATGGTTCCGTTCGCGTTTACGTTGATGCTCTTCTGGTTCGCGCCGTCGCGTCCGCCATATGAGAAATTCAAATCCATTGGAGGACGCCAGCCTTCGGGCAGAATGCCGAAGTCCCCGCTGCCCCACGAGCCCGGAACAGAGGCCTTCCAGTCGATGCGCAACGTGACGAGCGACCCGCGACGGTAGCCTTTGACGGTACCGTAAGTGGAGTTAATCAGCGTCAGCACTTCGGTCTGGGTTAGGGAATCCCCTCAGGCTATCAAGGCTCTCTCCCAGAGGCGTTGCGCGTCTCGC